TGGAAAAGCACGAAAGGCCGGTCTTAGCCGCGAAGAGGGTGATCCTATTCTTGACAAGAGAGTGATCGATGGATTTAAAGTTAAATTTTCTGGCAATGGAATGTGTATTAATTACCAATCAGAGATTAAACTTAAAGAAGTGTATGCTGGTGGGTTCGAAGACGAAATCGCAAGACGAATTAATGAAATTAAAAAGTTCTTACAAAAAGAATATAAAGCCATCACGGGCGAATCAGTTAGAATTACTCCTATGAAAGATGATGAAGTACATGTTATGGTGCAGTCAGTTTCTCGCGTTCATTCTTGGGTACAAGCACACCAATGGTTTAAAATCTCAGGTGTTGATTCAGAACCAATCTTGTCTCCTTCTGAGGACACAGTAGATAAGTCAATCAGAGATTTTCTTTCTCTTAATTCTAAGAAGAGGCCAAGCAACGACACTAGGAAATAATGTCCTTTAAACTCTCAAAAAAAGAGATTGTAAAAGAAATCCTTAAGTGCGGGAAAGACCCAGTTTACTTTACAAACAATTTTTGTAGGATCTCACACCCGCTCAAAGGTCTTGTTCCGTTTAAAACTTATCCGTATCAAGATGACTTATTAAACGACTATAACGATTTCCGCTTTACAGTTATTCTAAAAGCCCGACAGTTGGGTATTTCAACCATTACAGCCGCATATTGTGTGTGGCTTATGTTGTTTCATCGCGATAAGAATGTTTTGGTTATCGCAACTAAATTTGCGACTGCTGCCAACTTGGTAAAAAAAGTAAAACATATCATGAAGAATTTGCCACCTTGGTTACAAGTGGCTACAATTTCAATTGATAATAGAACATCATTTGAATTATCAAATGGTTCTCAAATCAAAGCCGCTTCCACATCTGGCGATGCTGGTCGTTCTGAAGCTCTTTCGCTTTTGGTAATTGATGAGGCCGCACATGTTGACGGCTTAAAAGAATTATGGACTGGTCTATATCCCACTCTATCAACTGGTGGTCGTTGTATTGCACTATCAACTCCAAATGGTGTTGGTAACTGGTTTCATAAAACTTATATCGATGCCGACAATAAAGAGAATGATTTCCACCCAGTTTGTTTATCTTGGGATGTTCACCCCGAAAGAAATCAAGAATGGTTTGAGAAAGAGACAAAGAACATGTCTCGAAGACAAATAGCTCAAGAGTTAGAATGTAATTTCAATACATCAGGTGATACAGTAATTCATCCCGATGATATTGCTTGGCTTAACGAAACAATTAGAGAACCAGTATATAGAACAGGATACGATAGAAACTTTTGGATTTGGGAGAAGTTTGAAGAAGGGAACACCTATCTTCTTGTTGCTGATGTTGCGAGAGGGGATGGTGCTGATAATTCTGTATTTCATGTTTTAAAATTAGAAACCATGGAGATAGTCGCAGAGTACCAAGGGAAACCAAATTTAGATATGTATGCTCAAATGCTTTTCTCAGCAGGTACAGAATACGGAAATTGTCTTTTGGTTGTCGAAAACAACGGAATTGGTATATCCATCTTGGAAAAACTAATTACTCTTGGATATCCAAATCTTTATTACTCAATTAAATCGACACATGAGTTTGTTGAATCTGTTCAAGGCGAAGCTATGGACGGAGCAATAGCGGGCTTCACAACCTCTACAAAGACTCGTCCTTTGATTGTGGCAAAACTTGAGGAGTTTATAAGAAATAAAATGTTGAATATTTATTCGTCAAGAACTTTTCATGAATTTAAAACTTTCATTTGGAAAAATGGAAAACCTCAAGCCATGCGATCTTATCATGACGATTTGGTTATGTCTTTAGCTATTGCTTGTTGGGTAAGAGACACCGCACTTCAAGTAAATGAGCGAGATGTAGAATATAAAAAAGCAATCTTAAATTCTATGTATCTAAACAAAACCACCATGAATACTTCAATTAAAGGGATGAATGGATATGGTTCAGATATAAAAGAAAAACAATTAGAAGCAAAACAACAAATGAAAGATTTTATTTGGATTTATAAAGGATAGAAAAAATGGCCCCAAGAAGAAAGAATACTAGAAACCCCTATAATGACGAATCAGGGTTGTTCAAGCAATTAACAAGATTGTTTTCTGGCCCTCTTACACAGAGAAGAACACAAACTGGCCGCCAATTAAGAAGAAGACATTTAGATATTTATTCTTCTAAATTTAAATCTGCTTCCGGCCAGCAGTTTAAAAAGTCAGAATATAACCCCATGAACATTACCACTCTAAACATGATTTCAAATAGAAATCGTGCTGAGAGATATGTTGATTTTGATCAAATGGAATATGAACCAATTATTGCATCGGCTATTGATATATATGCTGATGAAATGACAACACATTCTTCTCTTCAGCCAATGTTGAGAATTAAATGTCCAAATGAAGAAATTAAATCTATTTTACATTCTTTGTACCACAATGTTTTGAACATAAATCATAATTTATTTGGTTGGTCTCGTACAATGTGCAAGTATGGAGATTTGTTTTTATATTTGGATATTGATGATAAAATGGGAATTAGAAGTTGCATTGGCCTACCTCCGCAAGAAATTGAGAGATTGGAAGGAGAAGATCCATCAAACCCAAATTATGTTCAATACCAGTGGAATAATGCAGGTATGACACTTGAAAACTGGCAAATGGCACATTTTAGAATTCTTGGAAACGATAAACATGCACCATATGGAACATCTGTTCTTGAACCTGCTAGACGAATTTGGAGACAACTTACCTTACTTGAAGATGCCATGATGGCTTATCGGATTGTAAGAAGCCCAGAAAGGCGAGTATTTAAAATTGATGTTGGAAATATCGCACCAAACGATGTAGAACAATATATGCAGAAAGTTATGACTCAAATGAAACGACATCAAGTGGTTGACCCAACAACAGGTAGAGTTGACCTTCGGTATAACCCTCTTTCAATCGAAGAAGATTATTTTATTCCTATCCGTGGTGGAACCTCTGGAACAGAGATCATAAACCTCCCCGGTGGCCAGTTCACAGGAACCGTAGAAGATGTTAAATATTTAAGAGAAAAATTGTTTGCTGCTCTTAAAGTACCACAATCATATCTTGTAATGGGTGATGGGGCACAAGAAGACAAAACAACTTTGGCTCAAAAAGATATCCGCTTTGCTAGAACAATTCAAAGATTACAAAGAGTTGTGATTGCGGAGCTTGAAAAGATTGGAATCATACATTTGTTTACTTTAGGTTTTAGAGGCGATGATCTTTTATCATTTGATCTTGCTTTAAACAATCCTTCAAAGATTGCTGAACTTCAAGAGCTTGAACATTGGAAAACCAAATTTGATGTTGCTGGAGCAGCTACCGAAGGTTTCTTTTCCATGCGATGGATTGCGGAACATATGTTTGGCATCTCTGAAGATGAATTCATCAGAATGCAGAGAGAGATGTTCTTTGATAGGAAATTTATGGCCGACCTCGAAGTCGCTGGTCAAGTACCCGAAGGCGGAGGAGGCGGTGGAGATCTTGATCTTGGCGGCGACGAAGCTGGTGGAGATGAGCTTGATCTCGGTGGTGATGATGAACTTGATCTCGGCGGTGATGAGGGAGGCGATGAAGGCGGTGAAGAAGATGATGATGTCCTCTTGGCCTCTCCCGGTAACAGAAATGATAAGACCAGAGGTCCATATAAAAAACATCAATTAAAATACCGCAAAGGCGGCTTCTCTAAGCACATGAAAAATCAAGCCACAGGTGAGTATGGAAACACAACCAGAAGCATATTTAAAGGCAAGACAGGTTTTGGTGGATTAGATTCATTAGCCAGAGGCGTAACAGAAAATAAAACACTAGATAAAATAGAAGAAGAAAAACTATTTAATACATCAACAGAGGTAAACAAGCTTCTGGAAAGTTTAAAACATTTGGAGAACAAAGAGAATGAGAGTAAGACACAATAAGAAAAGAAACACCGCTTTTCTTTACGAATCATTAATCACAGAATTAACAAAAGCAATTGTCCGAGGACAAGAAGAGAAAAAACAAAAAGTGCTGGAGACCATTAAAAAATATTTTAATGCTGATTCTCCATTAAAGAAAGAATTGGAAATCTACAAATCTGTATTAGAAGCAGATAAAATGTCTCCGAATCTTTCTCAAAGGTTTTTGTTTGAGGTTAAAAAAGATTTCAACAATCTTGATAAGAAAGAAATCTTCAACCAGCAGACCGCTTTGATTAAAGAAATCAACGAATCTTATTCTAATGCTGTTTTCTCAAACTTTATATCAAATTATAAGAACATCGGATCTTTGTATCAGTATTTCAATTCAGAGGGTGCTAATGCCAAAACTCGTTTGATCTTGGAACAAAGAGTCGTTGGAATGCTTTCTTCCACAAAGACAAAAGAAAAGCAAGAAATGAAACATATTGATAGTTTGGAGTATAAGACATTCGTTAATAAGTTTAATGAAACTTATGATAATACTCTTCGCAAAGAACAAAAGGATCTTTTGACAAACTATATTACTTCTTTCTCGGATAACGGCCTTGGTCTTAAATCGTTTTTGAACGAAGAAGTGGCCCGTCTTAAAGAGCAGGTCTCAAAATGTTCCGAGACAGATAAAATTAAAAATAATAAAGAATTCTATAATAATACTCAAAGAATTCTTGAGAAGCTTGAAAATTATAAGAAAACTCCAATTACCGAAGAATTGGTAAAAGAAGTATTTTATATTCAAGATTTTGTTTCTGAGGTGCTCGAATAATGGCTATTAAAGTAAACATTACCGATCCTACTCCAGAACCAATCGAACAACCAGCAAACGAGACTGTTAATATTAAGATTGTGGATCCTAATAGGCAGATGCTGGAATTTAAATTAAATATGCGAAGGGCTTTGAACGGCGACTTGATGATCTTTGATCATGCTGATATTGATATCGTTGTTATGCTTGAATCAAATAAGATTGTTGCCTTTGCTAAAGATTTAATGTCCGAAGTGGTTTATGGAGCAGAGAGTCGTCTATTTGATCACCTCAAGAAAAAGGGCATCGTTGCCTTTGATTCAATTCAAGGTGGAAATGTCTATGGCTCTCTTGAGGCCAAAATTTTAGAATCAACGGAACTTGATTCGATAAAGGCTTCTTTATACGAAATTGGACAATGGATGGATGGAGAGCGACCATACTTTAAATCTATGGAAGCATATGACGATATGATGGACGATGCTTTGCTCGACCCCGATGCTGCTGATTCAACTGAGCTTGGCGAAGTTCCGCAAGAAACAGAAAAAGGCTCCATACCACAAAAAGATATGTTCGGGTCTTATATTTATGGTCGATACCTTTACGAGTAACAAATGAACGTACAATTAATAGAATTGGATTTAGGAATGATTTGGTTTATTTTGGCCGCATACGGCCTAACACAGATTTTAGTTTATTCTAAAATTTTTGAATCTATCCGACCCCGAAGGGATCAATACGGCCTTATTGGATACATGGCGAATTGTGCTATGTGTATGGGATTTTGGGTAGGAATGTTTTTGTTTTTCATAAACGGATGGACAGAACTATTTACTTTCAAATACTCCATTGGAAATATGTTTATATGTGGCTGGGTTGCTTCGGGAACTTCATACATATTATCTATGCTAATTAATGATGGTGGTATAAAAATTAACAAAACAGGAGAGGACAAATGACTTGGACAACTAAATGGATGCTTCAGCCAGTTCGTCGTTGCTGTTCTGGCTCCTGATTCGAACGGGTTGCGCCCGTTTTTTATTTTTTTAAGGAATTATAATAATGAAAATTACAAAAGAAAGATTAATAGAAATTATCAAAGAAGAACTTGAAGAAGCTTATGGTCGCGGTCGAAGCCGAATGAGATTTGCCCGTAAAGGTTTTGACGGTAAAGGTAAAGAAGGCGATTTGGAATATGAAATTGGTCACGAAGACCGCCCAGAAATTGTTTTTACTTCTGTGTCTGATAAAACTCCTGCTCCAAAGCAACAAGCAACTTCAAAGCCCGAACCAAGACCCCGAAGAGAAAAAAGATATATTGACTTTCTTGATGATCTAAGATATGGTAGCGGAATTAAACCAGAAGAACAAGAGCTTTATGATAAAGTTAAGGCCGATATAATTGCTAAGATCGAAGATGGGGTGTTCGGTGCTGAACACCAATTAAACATGTTAAGAAAGGCTGGAGGATAGAAATGCCCAAGAAACTATTAACAGAATTTTATGAATTATGCAAAGACGGAATCTGTCAAGATCTCTTAACCGAAAGAGAGAAAAAGGAAGTTGCCGATGGTGCCCTTTATCTTTCCGGTCGCATTCAAACTTGCGAGAAGAAGAACGGTAACGGTCGAATCTATCCTTGTAATGTTTTGAAAAGAGAAATTAAAAAATACGAGAGTATTGTAAAAGATAATAGAGCATTAGGTGAATTAGACCACCCAGACGATTCAGTTATCAATCTTCGTAATGTATCCCACTTAATTACTTCTATTTGGTGGGAAGGTAACGATGTTATCGGAAAGATCAAAATTTTGGACACACCATCAGGCAAAGTTGTAAAAGACCTTGTTAACTCCGGTGTTAAGCTTGGTATCTCGTCAAGAGGTATGGGTTCTGTCCAAGAACAAATGGGTGCTTCCATGGTTCAAGAAGATTTCGAACTAATTTGTTTTGATATTGTATCCGAACCATCGACACCTGATGCTTATATTTATCCCGATAATAAACCAAAAAATATCTCCGCTTCTATTTATGAAAAGAAGATTAATGAAAATAAGGCCGAAATTATCGGAGACTTATTTAAAAAGATTTTAAAAGATTGATCCGAGGAAACAATGAATAAAGACGATTTGAAAAAGGTTCTAAAGCCTTTAGTGAAACAATGTATTAATGAAGTTTTATTGGAAGAGGGCCTTTTATCAACAGTCATCGCGGAAGTTATGAAAGGTACAGGTGCTACTCGTATTGTTGAAGCAAAACAACCTAAACCAAAACAAT